AGAGTGAGTGCTCGCGGTTGTAATGGTTAAGGTCTGAACTTCACGCACACCGAAAACTGATTTATAAATGCCGAAGGTCGTATTCTGGTAGCCAATAAAGTACCCATCCTCTGGGTGACCAAACCCAATCACCTGATTTGAAAGCGCAACCGGACTCGTAAACATAGCCGTAAATCGACCAACAACACCTTGACCAGGCCTATAACGCAATCGCTTTCTTGTTTGTAAGGCCGAGTAACCGCCAACGCTGGTCCCAGTTTGACACTTGATGAGGCTCGTTGCCTTGTCAGCCGTTGCCGTCCCACCAGTCGCCTCAGTCACCACTAAAAGCGAGGTATTGAGCCCATAGATGCCATCAAACTGAAACTCTGGATGCATATTTTCAACATGCACGGAGCCAAAGGGCAAAATGGGATCATGTATTGCTACCTCAACATGCCCCTCAGCCGAGATTTTCTGCTCTGTCGTCGCCCCGCCGTCGGTTGTACCAAACGCGGTTACGGCCCCGCCTGCAAGCTTTGCATTAATGATGACTGACATCTCTTAATACCCCATAGACACAGTGACGCTTGCACCTGTCCCACTAATTGCAGTTAGATTTGCCCTCACAAATGCCCAAGGTGCGATGGTTGAAAAACCATCGGACGCGGCACTCGTTGAAAGCGTTAGCGTGATGGTCCCAAGATCAAGCCAAGCCGTCTCGTCGTTTGAGACTTGAATCTTGACCGTCGCACTACCAGCACCAGCCGTCGTTACACCAGTTGCTTGAAAACTTCGCTCAGATGGTGAACGCCTTGCGTTGCCAGCACCAGCAACAGCCTTATCCTCTAGTAAAAGAACAGATGTGACGTGGACGACTCCCAAAAGCTTGCTCCTTAATAGACCTGCTGCACAGGTCGGCCTTGTGCTTGCTCTGTCGTCGTTCCAGGTTGAGGCATCTCAGGCTTTTTCGCCCCAGGCGCCTGACCAAGACCATCGATGAACCCCTGATATTGTTGAATGATGCTTTGCAGCTCCTTACCCTCTTCTGGAAACTTTGCGCTCACCATGTCGTTAAGCTGTAAAAGTTGAGAGTGAATGTCGGCTACAAGCTTCGATGCGCCACCGGGCTGCTGCTGAGATTGAGCCTCTTCTTTTTGCATTTGCATATCCATAATCTTGTCCTTTCAAGTATTTATTTAGTTTTGTGATAAAACAACTTTAAGGATTTCGACTATTACTGAGGTGCGGCTCCGGCTGATGCTTGCGCTTGCATTTGTGCCTCAGCGGCTTGCGCTTTTTTCTCGTTTACTCTTTGCAGGACGCGCTCCCAGTTTGGATAGTCTAGGCTTTTTAGAACCTCTTCGTCATCAATGATTTGTCTGTCAAACAATTGGAAGGCTTTTTGCTCACGATCTACTTTCAAAAACGGCAGGCTTGATCCGGTTGTGACTCGGACATCGAGCTGGCCTTTCGTTTTGATCTGTTTTTCTTCGCCTTCAAAAATTTGACCATCCTCGCCTTGGTGATAGCTTCGATATCGGGCTAAGTAACCTTCATCATCTGGCAATTGTTCCACGTGGAACTTGAAGAACTGCATCGAGCCCTCGGCGTTGGTCAGTCTAAAAATCCGTGGCGCTGTGTAGTATTGCATTACCCTTGAAAAATACATTTGCCCTAGGTTTTGTAGCATCGAATCTAAATTTCTCGACTTTTGCCTGATTCTTGTTTTTGACGCCTCTTGTAAATTTGAAATTGCGGATGCTGCGGTTATGCCCTCAGGTCGGACACCACGTGAAACCTCATCATCACCAGAGATATCATCAAACCAAAGCTTGAGCCTGTCGATGAGTTGCAGGACGTAGGGTTGAAGTTGAACCCCTTCTTGTCGCCTCACCTGGTCAATGTTATCGGCCTCAACGATTAGCCCCGGTTGGTTAAAGAGATTTTCAGGGTCAACCCCGGAGCTAGTGCCGACGAGCCAGATGGGATTCCCCATCAATGTTAAAACATCGAGGGCAAAACTCACGAGTTTGTTAAACACCCGCTGGGGGCTTTCCAATTGCTCGATGTCGCTGATGCCCCAAAATTGACGCTGATTGACATAGTTTTGATATCGGGCAAATGGGAATTTTCTGTCATCGTTTGGGTTTTCACCTGATTCAAGTACGACTTTTGAGGCGATCACAATTTTTCGGCCCTTAGGGTAGCGCATTTTCTGCACGTACTTTGTCGTGAGCGTGCCATCTGATGAGGGTTCTTCTATGGACTCTTCATCGATCTCAAAAGATCCGTCGATCCAGGCGGTAATAACCAGTGCTTCGGCTTCTGTGTTGGTGTCATACCCTTGCAGACCATCGGCAATCGCAAGGTCAGTGTTGGGTGATTTAAGTCTTATCTTGTCTTTGTCGTAATATTCTTGCTTTTTAAAATCGGCGACATCTTTTTTGACATACTTTCCGTTTGGCCAGCTCCGCTTGATCTCTTCGAGGCACATTGGTTCGGCCTCGATAAAGAATCTGCTTTTTAGGTTCACGTCCCTAGCTGCGGGGTCTGGGAATATGTAGAAAGGATCTTCGCTTTCAAGGTAAATCGAGCCAAGTCCATCTTCTAACTTTTGATCGAAATCAAGTTCAACGACGCCGGTGCCCATGATGTGTCCATCAAATACGGCTTCGGTTAGTTGAGCGAGCCAGTTGTTGCGCTCCCAATCGGATTGACAAACTTGGTTGACGATCTCAGCAAATTCAATATCCGATGGCTCTTGTGGCATGTAGTCAAATTTTGGTCTTGTGTCGAGCATGATCGGGACTGCTGACTGGATCTCTCTGAAGATCAGGTTGATAACTTCTGAGTGCCTAAAGGTGGGTCTATTTTCCTTCCATTGGCGTCCTCTGAACATGTTATAAAAGTCATTCCACCTAGAGTCGTGTTTTGATCTCTCTTTTTTTGCTTTATCAAAAAGCTTCTCGACGAGCTTAATGTCTTTCTCTTCTTGCTCGGTCGGTGAATAGTTATCGCCTGATGCTTTAAGATCGTCCCTCGGTGCCGCTTCGTGCTCATTTAAATTGCCAATCATTTAAGCCTCATCCCATATGCGTTTTCGTTTGTCTTCACGCGCCTGCTCTGCCGCTTTGTGGATAGTTTCAGGCTTTTCGTTGCCGATTTCAACTAGACCATGGCGCTTTGCTAACTCATCCCGGTGCTTTTTGTTTTTCACTATACCACCAAAGGCCGGGTTGTACTCTGCATTCTGGACCGATGTGCCTGAAAAATAAATGTCAGCAGACCAAAGGCGCTCTGTCGTTTCATATCCGCACTTCGGACACGTTGCCTTGCCTGAGTATTCTTTTATGCTCTCGACGATATCAAACTCATGCTCACATTTTGTGCAACGAAATGGATAGACTGCCAATTAAGCCCCCCAGCTTTCCGTGTGTTTATTGCGGCTACCTCTTTTAAGTCGAGCTATGCGTTTTTCCATTGTCTCGATGTGTCTGTCTGACTTCGCATCCCGTTTATCGTTTTTCGTTGAACGGTGATAAGTCTCGACGGTTACATATCTGGCGCTGTCGAGTGCATGGTTTGACGCGTCAACTGGTAACTGCTCCCGATCATCTTGGTCAGCTTTCAAGTCTGCTGGCTCAGGGTAGTGGTAACTCTCGAGCTCGTCAATTGTGTAGGGGCTTGAGTTTTTAAAAATCTTAAATTTGCCGGATTTAATTAGCTCATAGTGTAGATCAACCCCGAAGCGAATATCATTTTTTGCTCCAATGGCGGGGCAGTCGTTGCGGTTGAACTCTTCGATGTTGTCTGGTCTAGCCGGGTCACAGTAGAAGAGTTTGATCCCCCAGACTTGCTTCATCTTTTGAGCGGCGAGCACCATGTCTCTGATTGTCAGCCCTGTTTTGTAAAACTCTCCCACCTGGTAGTGGTCGCCGTTTGGGGTGATTGCTCTAACAGTGATGGCGAAGGGGTGTGTCGTTCCCCAATCGACACCGGCATAGTATTGTGTGCCGAAGGGGAGCATAAAGGGTGCGACGGTGTGTGTGTCCTCGTCGAAGCAATCATAGACAAGGCCATGCATTTTCTCAAACTCACCGTTATATGTGGCGTTGAACCGTCTTGGGTCCATCGTGGCTTTTTTACGTAAATACTCAGCCATTGGAAAGTATGGGTTGTCGCACGACTTTGCTTGGATCACTAAAATATCATCTCTGGTGCCAGCCTTGAACGGCTTGAGGATCTCTTTAAAAAACCAGTTCATGGTGTAAGGGGTTGAGGTCAGTAAGATGGGGGCTTGCCTAAAGGATGCTCTGGCTTGGATATTTTCCCAGAAGTAGAGCGAGAATTTTCCGGCCTCATCTCCCCAGATTGCTCGCACGTCGGTGATCCCAACTATCGAGTCTGGGTCCGTGCCGGTTCGAAAGTAGATGGTGCCGCCACCGTGGATTTTGAACTCCGATTCACCTCTTTTGTAGCTTCCGAACGGCTCCATGATTCTGAGGAAGGCGGGCAGTGTGGACTGGTTGAGGATCTTGTACGTCGGCGCACAGATGATAAAATTATCTTCTTTTCTCGTATGAGTGAAGGCGTGGCGTTTGAGCCACCAACTGCCACTCGTAGTTTTTGCGAATTGTATGCCGGTGATGGCAGCAGTAATAGGATAATCAGAAAAAATAATTTGCTCTTGTTTGTCACTGTGGCAAACAAAGTTTTCACGCAAGCTTAATTCTGGCTCACGTCATTCAACGAGATGCCAGCCCCGGCCTTAATTGGTTTGTTAACTGCCTTGCCCTCAAGCCTGTCGATTGCAAAAGGATTGACGCCGTTTACGTCTCGAATTTTCACTCTAAAAATCCCCATGTTATCATTTTCTTTGAGTCGATCACCAGGAGCTAAATCCTTTAAAGCAACTACTCTCCTGATGTGTTTGAGCCTTGCCTCGCTCTCTTCGTTGTAATCACCAGGCACGTTTCTCAGATAACTCACTAAGGTCTTAAACTCATCACGATTAAGAGCGTGCGGCGCATCTGGTGTGTCTGTTAAATCAAACGGATTAAAATGCTTCTCATAAATGCAAACGCCATTTTCTTTTAAAAACTTCGGCACAGCATCAATGTTGGTTGTATGATCTGAATAGCCTAGAGGTATGCTAGGGAAGGCGTCCTTGATGGCCTTGAACTTCTTCATGTCCACGTATTTAGCTGGGTAGCTGATGTTTGAGTGCATCAAGATTAAAGGGATTTGTGTCGCTGGTGGCCCGGCTCTGAGCCAAGAAACGACGCGGTGAATGTCAGGCATAAAATAACCACCGGTAGATAGAATTAAACATTTGCCTGTTTTTTGTGCTTGCTCCAACAATCGAATGTGGCTCATCTCGCTTGATGCGATCTTGTGACAATCCACAAACTTATCCACTTCTCTCATGCCTTCTGGTGAAAATGTAGACACGATGAGGTCAATCCCGACTGCGTCTGCTTTTTGCTTTAGTGCAGATAGGGGGAATGTGCTGTCAATAAGTGGTATAGGTCCGTAGAGTTCAGAATCAGTGAGGAATTGGAACTTGACGGCATCGGCCCCGCAGTTTTTTGCGAGGCTGATTGAGTCGAGCAACTGGCGGTGGTCTTTGAAGTTTGAGCCAACTTCGGCGATGACGTAGACTTTGCCGAGCGCCTCATATCCTTTGATTTTCTCATAAAACCCCATCTATCTGCCTCCTGCGGCTTTCATAATTGCACAAAACTTTGCAATCTGTAGGTCGTTAAACTGTGGTCTGAGTGTGTGGTCCACCCGACAAACATCTGGCCTGTCGTCATAGATTGCGCACTGTTTAGACTGAAGGTCAAGGTTTTGGCAAGATCCGTCTTTGCGCAACCAATCCCTTGGAAGCTTGCCCTTGTTAACTAAAGGCGTGATAAATGCACAACAGGCTCCGCAGCTTGTGCACTTCCAATTGCCCTGATCATCTAAAAACTCATCCTCTGGCCTCATTCGAGCTCTTCAGTTTTAAAGACGACCTCGGTCCCATCTCGTCGAATCAAGATCGAAGGCCGTTGCTGTACGGTGTGATCAATTTTATCGGCAACCTTCCCGATAGTGCGGTTGAGTAAAAACTCAAGCCTGGCCGGGTCGCCTTGCTCTATAGCCTTAATTAAAATCTTGATAACAACTAAATCCTTCGCTGGTGTTTTTGGATCACCAAAGGCATTTTTAAGGCCGACAAGCCCCATGTTGCTGTACTTGTAAATGACCGCCTCGATCTCGGTGGCGTTTCTTTTTCTGGCCTCGCGCAAATCCTCAGGCACCCGGTTGCTTGACTTTCGTCCAGCCCTTCGCGCTCGCTCTGGGTCCATATCAAAACCATTGGGACCAGCACTGCGGCTCTTCTTTTGTGTTTTCGACATAACGTGTTGTTTGCGTGTTATTTAAGCAGATTATTTTGCTTGATTTAATGTTGTCACGCAGCGGTGGATTTGTAAAATAAAAAGATGCTGAAAATGAGCGTCGAGTTAATGGTGACAATTGTGGTGAGTTCGGTTGGTTGCGCCTGGGGTGTTGTCAGCTACATTGACGGCAAAGTGGATAAGATTGACCAAAAGTCCCTTGAGACTTTCGCGACGAAGCGCGAGATCGACAAGATTGAGGAGCATCTGCTCCGCATCGAAAATAAGATTGATCGACTAGTGAAATAGCCCTCACAATTGAGTTATGGACAGTGACGATGATTTAGTGAAGGCATTTTTTGAAATCAGGCTTTCGAAGTGTCGCAAGCGTGTGACGGTGACGATTGAGACAAAAGACGAGCTGATGAGCGAAGAGATTTTAATAGCATCTCTTGATAGTTTGCTTGAGTCGATTATTGATGGAGAGGCCTCGCCGTTTGATGATGGTGCGACTCGCAAGGCTAAGGCCGTGGGGGATGGGGTGCATTAGCTAACCGTCTATTTCTAATTATCTCCATGCCTGCCTTGTTGACGTAGACTTTTTCCACTTTATAAACGCACTTATCCTTGTTTGACGATAGCATCGACCTTTTAGGCATTTTCCAAACAGGCACAAATCTTTCATCCTTTATTTGATATTCAGAAATAAAAACTGGGTTTGATTTAGAGTGAGCCCAGTCAAAAAGATTTTTATGGTCAAAATCAGAATCATATTTAGCTGTGCCTGCGTAGGGCGGATCGCAAAAAATTACAGAGTTATCATGAATTTCTACCTCATCATAGCTGGTTGATGTAAACTGCAACCGCTCCAACTGCTCCAACTGCTGCAACTGCTCCAACCGCTCCAACTGCTGCAACTCCTGCAATTTTCTATCATGAAATTTACCCAAGCCCAGCGCATTTAACGATCCAGAATTTCTCAACGCTAAAATTCTATTCCTTAAAAATAATCGCCTTTGCTTAATCGAATAACCTTCAGCAAACGACTTCATGCCAAGCACAGCTTCGGCGAGTGAATCAAATTCGTTAAACACAATCGCGTTGTGCATTGACCTTTTATAACCTTCAATATCATCACCAAACAAATAATTTTTTCCATTGTTGCCGAACGACCACAAAATTTTAATCATTGGATCTGTGTCTAAGTTTTTAGAAAACTCTTCTCGTGACACAAATGGCGGTTTAAATTTCTTGTAATTAAACTCCCCCGCAATGGCTTTTTGGATCAGGTCACAAATGCCAGGTCTAATCTCATTAAAGTGAAAATGTTTAAAGTCTTTGGATCTCTTAAGAAGCATCGCATGAGTTACTGAAAACCCTCCGCCGAATAGATCATAGAAGTGGTCAGCCTTTGGAAAGATTTTTATAATCTGGTCGCAGATTTTCGCTTTCGAACCCATGTATGGGATGCCGTATTTAGACACTTTACTTGATCCTCACGATGAACCCACGATCTACAAGCTCTGTGTAAATCTCAGTTTTTTGCGTTTCATCAGCGCATTGAATTTCAACAAAATGTCGGCTTTCGCTTGGAGGTTTTTCTTGGTCATCTGTCTGCTCATCCCCACCAGTCATATCGAACGCACTCATATCAAGCTCAGGGATATCAAGGTGCTGTAAATCATCTATGTTTAATTCATTTTCAATCATAAAATCACTGAGTGAGGCGTCGTTAATTTTCGCATAACGTGAGTTAGAAATAAGCACGATCCTCGCGGCTTCCTTTTTAGAGTCGGCTTCCACAAAATTAACTGGGAGTGGTGGGATGAAATAGCCCTCGGATTCTAGTGCCTGCAACACGAGTCGTCTGTGAGTGCCGTCAATTATCCAGTTCTTTCCTTTTTTATCAACCCACACGCTGAAGGAGAGTGGCAGGCCGTGCTTGATAACGCTTTGTTTGAGGTCGTTGAATTTCTCGGTCGTGATTGTTTTGAGATCACCCTGAAACTTGTTTAGGTCTGCCATCGGCACGTAGGCAGCAGCTTTGCACTTAATACTTATCGCCTTATCCATTAAACCCCCGAATCGAATTAAACCAACGGCAAGACAATACCAACGGCTAACATATACAGTCAACCCAGGCCTTTGTCCCAAATCGACACGCCCCACAAAATAATGCTTTACTTTTGTATTACCTTGTAATACACTGAATTTAACACGAGGAGGTGTTGGATGAAAAACCTAAGAAGCGAATCAGACAAAGAAAAAGCCCAGGAGCTGCTTAAAATCATCGAGCAGCGCAAGCGCCTTGAAAAAGCTGAGTCAGAGTTGAAGGAATATTTTAAGGCCATCTGCGACGGTGAGTCAGCATATTTGAACGGATGGAAGATGACTGGGATTGCAAAGGCCTTACAAAGAAGCACCCCAGTCGTTGAGAGAAATTTGTTCGGCTCGAAGTCTGAGTGGGAGAGCTGGGCTGAAAAAATGATTGCGAAGGGGGAGTTATGAGTAAAACTATCAGTTATTATGCGAAAAGGCTTGCGCCAACTAAGAAGTCGCCAGAGGAATGCACCGACAAAGAGTTGAGAAAAATCATAGACTCCTACACCGATTACATGGATGCGATGTGTGACGAAGATGGCTATGTAAACACCTATGAACGAACCGCTGACAAAATATCTCCTTGGTTTGAAGAAGCGGAGAAGAGAGGCATAAAATGAGATTATTTAAAAATCTGCTTAAACTAGGATATGTAATATGAAAAAGCTGGTTTTATTTTTAATTTTAACAACTGGGTGTGCAAGTGGTCCTGTTAACATCGTAGACAACTTGGCTTGTGGTAAGGGTTTATTTGATCCGGAAATAAGGACGGTAAAAGAGTTTGATTGTATTGTGAGCCGGAGAAACGGCAAAATGAATTTCGATAAGGACGCGGAGCAAATTAGGGCTAACCTTGTCTTTGTGCAAGAGCAAAAAAAGAAAATTCAGTTTGAGAAAAAGCTTAATGACATCCAAATAATCAGCACCGTACGAGATCCGAAAAGCGCCGTTATCGAGGCACCATCTCGACTTGGACACGAATATTCGGAGGCGAAAATGCTTCAATTTTGTGACGACTATGGTGGTTATCGGGTAACGGCAACGGAGCAAGTCAAAAAATATGTCGGCAATAAAGGTAAAGGGTCAGCCTTCTGCTCGCACGGATGGTGCTCTGACTCAAGCTCTAGCGTTGCCATATATGACTATGCTGTAAAAATAAGTTTTGTATGCGTTAAATAAAATCGAGGAGGATTGAGATGAACACCTATCAACTTACTTTTGATGACCACACAATATTGATTGTTGACGGCGAGTGGGTGAACTATTCCTTTGACCACTCCTTTGGCACAAAAACATTTCAAGACCAGTTCAATGTAACCGATGTCAGCATCAATACCGTGATCGGAAATATTGAATACGATGTCACCAAGGCGATGAATCAAAAACAAATCGAGCATTTTAAAGAATGGGCTCAAGAAAAACTCAATAAGGAGACAAGATGAAAATCAAAAAACACGACAGACAAAACAAAAAAGCAATAGTCACCGCAAGGGTTTCAGAAAAAGACCTCGAAGCCCTTAAATCAAACAATGTAAATATTTCACTACTCATACGGGACACTCTGGCACAAGCTGCAAAAAAATTAGCCCGCTCTGCTTAATTCATAAGCACCAAAAACCAATCTGCCTAAATTATTGGCATGGCACAGCTGGCAATTTGTCAGCTTTCTTTTTTTTTAGTTACTGAATTTTTGGATTTAGTTTAGAAAAAAGCCTTGGGGAGCGTTTCACGACGACTCCCCACACGACCCAAAATGTCCAAGCATCTCAGGTCTCGGCTAAGGCAATAAATATCAAATCTGCCAGCCGATTCAATAGAAAAATGCTGAAGACATTTTGTGTAGTGGTGGTGAGGGGTTTCGTTACTACCCACTGGACCGGCAATTGGCCACCGCAAGCTAGTCCAGCCAAATAACGCGAGTTCTGCATATGAGCCGTGAGGGCAAGGTATGAGTAGCGCAGCCATTGGCGTAGTCGATAATGGCAAATCCTCTGTGTGTAGGGTAACCGAGACAGTAATAGGCATATAGCCTTAAGGATCTGACGACGAAGCTTCAAATTGGGCTCAAACCCCATTAGTCTCGGAAACGAGGGCCTGCATCCACAGGTAAGGTTCAGGGCTGGTTACGATGTTTGCAAGTCAAACTCCAGTGACCTATTTACGAGATGCTATGTCCGGAGGGCAATGTAACGAGAGTTAAATGCAGGTTAACGGAGTGACATTGATTTAAATTGATGATGTTTCACATGACCGATCTGATCAAAAACCAAATCTAAACCTCTCTGACAAATCCTAACCTAAGCAGAAGACGTGGGAACAAAAAAAGTTGTTTAATAGGAGATAGATTGATGAAAACCAAATCAAAGCGAAAAGCAAAAAAAAACTGGCAAGTCATACTGGGCTATCATTCGGCCGGTTATGAGATTGATCCAAAGTGCAAGGCTGTGCATAGAGAGGTATTTGCTAAAACTTGGCCAATTCCGAACTTGTGGCATGTACATCATATCGACGGTAATCGTGCCAACAATGATATATCAAATCTGATGGCGATGCCAGGCGCGGTACATAGGATTATTCACAAAAAGAAAATTCAAACAAGGCGTGAAGTTGTTCTTGAAATTTTGAATTGGTTCAAGACAGAAAATGGAGAGCAAAGTTTAAAACACAAAAAGGTTCATCAATTTCGCAAAAAGCTGAAGGCGCTTGCTCGGAGAAAAGGTTTTTTTCATAATGATAATGACTCTGCAATTAAAAAGGTGACGGTCACAGAAACAAAACACGTCTT